GCACTTCACTAAAAAGCTTCGAACACCATATTGTACCGACTACAAGTTACGCTCTTGTCTGAGAATACTTATGAGATATTCTCGATCCTAGATCAAGTCGGTAGTTGATAGGGAACCTCTTACCCTATCGCTGTACTATAGATTTTTTGACCAAGTGTCCTACCACTAGTGCCCCGTTCGTACTTCCTTCTCCTGCATTCCTTAGGTGCGTTGTGAGGACGGTGAGGAGGTTTTTTTGAGGAAAGCAGAGGTATCGAACCCCATGCCCGAAGGCACGATACGCTTAGCAAGCGGTCTCAACTCCTAGTTGATTTACTTTCCCTTTGTAGGTAATATAGGAATCGAACCTATAACCTCTCACGTATCAGGCGAGTGCTCTAACCTATTGAGCTAATTACCTATTTTTGCTGGCCCGGTAGGACTCGAACCTACATAAGATGATTAACAGTCATCCGTAATAACCTTTATACGACAAGCCAATTTACTGTGGACCCTGTAGGAATCGAACCTACTCCTCTAGTTCTTCAGACTAGCGTACGCACCAGCTATACCAAAGGTCCAATTAAAATGATGGTGAGATACCCGTTTCGTCTCACTCTTGACTGCTTAATTCTAGTTTTACAGTGCACCGGCAGAGGGTTATAATTTCATTTGTTGTAATCAGAATTGTCGACATTCTTTCATACAGAAATTCATCATTTTGTGGGGCCTAGTGGACTCGAACCACTCCCAATTGGACGAGATTTACAGTCCCGCTGCCGTATCCGAACGACTTTTAGTCCCCAATTTTTGTACCTCGTAGTGGAATCGAACCACTGCCATTTGCATGTAAAACAAATACGCTTCCATTACGCCAACGAGGCAAATATACTTTTCTACGATTCCACTTCTTTCAGTCCAGTTAAAAAGTATTAAAACGGTCTCTCTTCGTACCCCCTGAAGGTAATGCTCCTTCTTCCCGATATTAAAAGTATCGTGCTTCACTTTAAAGCCTAGAGGGCAGGTTGCCGAAATTCTTGAAGGTGACACCTATTCAACATACTAAGTTCTTATGAACGGTTTTGCTTTTACACGGCCATCGGCTCCTTTTGTGCTGGTCGGGTAGAAAGGTGTCGAACCTTCCGCCTCTTGCTCCCAAAGCAAGCGTCGCACCTCGCGACTCCTACCCGTTTATTTGTTGGCTTACTAGGATTCGAACCTAGACTGAAACAGTCAAAGTGTTTTGTGCTAACCGTTACACTATAAGCCAATATTGAGGAAGACGTGGGACTCGAACCCACAACAGTGTTACCTGCTACGACTTTTCAAGAGTCGCTCCTGATCCAGCCGGATGTCTTCCTTTTTAACTTTATCCAATATGTCAATGAACTCTTTTGTCGAGTAGGTAGGATTCGAACCTACAATAGTACCATACTCGTAACTTCCGTTACTTCAGGGAATCGAACCCTTTCCTTAGCCTTATGGCCAAGTGCTTTACCAATTTACCACCACCCGTTATTCTTTACTCTTTTATAAAATTATAATTGCTATCGTAGGTAACCAAATTTTTCTATAAAAAAACCCGAATCTTTTTTGATCCGGGTTTCTTATTAGAATTTATATGTTATAATTTCTTATATCATATCCCGGTTTTGGTTGTTTTCGGTTCGTTATTATATGTAAAGCCAAACACAATATCTCCACATAACGAATCCGACCAAATATTATTGGCTCTGCTCGCTGTGCTAAGTTGTTGATGTATGTTTTGTGCTTGTATCATTTTATTTTTTGTGATTATAAATATATAATAGAGATAGAAAATTTAATTTGTTTTTAATCTCCACAATAATTAGAGTGAGTCGCATTTATAACTAAACCTAATGGGTTTGTATAAATACCACTATATGTTTGTTGACTACAATTAAAAATACCTTGAACTAAATACAAATCAGCGTTATAATATGGAATTGTTAAACCTATATTGGTATATAAATACACTCCAACTTGTATTACAGGAGAAGATGAATAGACTGTTAAATTACCACCTCCACAACATAGTGTCGATACAAAAGTATAAACTGTTGGGGCAGGAGTGCTAGTTATTCTTCTACTACCACCACTAGTTAAGTCAATAGGGTTACTATTCATTTCTTTTAGATACTTTTGCTTAACTTCCATTATGGGTAATCCAAGATTGTCTTGTCTTTTTACAAAATGCTGCCAAGAGCCTACTTCATGTATCATATTATTTTAAATATTATTGACAGTTTACAAATTGATTTATAGCTGTGACTACACCTAAATTATTAATAGAATACCCATCATTACTAAAACTTCCATCTTCAATAGGAAGACAGGTTCCAGTTCTGTATACTCCAAGAGGAGATGTGAATCGTGTAGTTAATCCTGGGGTTGTATAGAAAATAGTTCCAATTATTATTGAAGAAGAAGTTGTGTATACTGTTTCTACTCCATATCCACAACATTGTGAAAAATTAACTGTGTAAACTGTTGGTGCAGGAGTTGTTCTTATACTACCACCACCAGTTAAATCAATAGGACCATTATTCATTTCCTTTAGATACTTTTGCTTAACTTCCATTATAGGAAGTCCAAGGTTATCTTGCCTTTTTACAAAATGCTGCCAAGAGCCTACTTCGTGTATCATATTAATATTACAAATGTTTCTTAATAAATATTAAAGAAAAATTAAGTTACCGTTCTTTTGATTAATTTATCCTTTTATTAATTGTTTTTCTTTTGTAATCTTTGCTTCTAATTTATCTAACCTAGAATCTAGAGTTGATAGTATGTTTGTGTAGATTAAATCTACCCGATCAATTTCTTGATCAACCCTACGATTAACCATCTCATCGTTTTTTTGAATCCATTCTCGATGGCCTGTGATTGCTCTTTCAATTTCTTTTACTTTGCTTGCTGTCTTAAACGCTGCCACAACTACCCATACAAAGGTAACTGCACCAACACCTAAAACAAATGCTAAAATTTGTTCCATAGTTTTGTTTTTTTAAATTCAAAGAACGGTAATCTTAAAATTTGTAGTCAGGGAGGACTCGAACCTTAAAGCAACCTATATTTCAAGGATTCGGCAACCTCGCCTCATTACGCCACCTGACTAATTTCGCTGATATTAAAAACTATTCAATCCTTCTAAAAAGATATCAACTTGCTACTTACTCTATAATAGGCTCGCCTGTCCCTTTTCCATTATATTGTTACCTGAACCTTCTTCGGGTTGTTGATTGACCACTCCCGCTTACTCAAGTAGTTTTTATTTTTAATTACTTTACAGCTGTAGTGTCTACTGTTGTAGAATCTACTTGTACTGAATCAACTGCTACTGCTGTTGAATCTACTGTTGTTAATTTTGCTGAAGGTGTTACTTTGTTACAACCTACTGCTACTAAAGCCACTAAGGCTAATGTTAAAACTAATTTTTTCATTTTTCTTGTTTTATTATTAATACTTTAATATACGAAACTTATTCTGAGGAGCCAACTAATTCGTAAGTTTTTTCAAAAATATCTGGTTTGCATGGATATAATTCACCTTGTACTCCTTTAATAATGAAATCACCTGGTTGAGCATCCATTACACCTTCAAGTGTTCTAATTTGGGCAACATCTGCTTTTCCATCATCTTTTATACCTACAATCCCATAGTTATTGTCAGCGTCAGCAAATTGATATAACTCATCAAAACTTTCTTCTCCTAACCATTGAATTGCTTCAATTACAACTGGTTTCTTTCTATAGAATGCCATTAGAAACTTACTGTTGAAAGTACTTTAATAATTGTAGTTTCTGGATCAAAATCTTTATCTAATTTTTTTGCAACTAGTAAATCAATTGATGTTCCATTCTTTTGTTCAACCCATAATTCTTTTACAAATGTTGTTGAATTGATTTCATTTGTATCCTTATCTCTTTTGATTGTGAATACTGCTACGTGTACTTGTTTTGGTGTCATGTTATTTGAATTTTGATTTGAAAAATTAATTGTTGAATTTCCTGATAATGTTAATCCTGAATAACCATCAGCTATTGTGTTGATAGATGTTCCTGAATGTCCTAATGTTGTTCCTGTTGATATTGTTCCTATTGTTCCTGAATAATATCCTGTGTTTGTTTCATTCATAATTTTATTTGTTATGATTATCTAATACTTTTGTTACTTCTGTTACTACATGTTCCCATGTTACTGGTCCTGTTTCGTCTGCATAAGGAGCTGGATCTTTTCTTCCTAATTTAATAAATGCTTCTACTCTTTCAACTGATGAAGCTGATTTATAATCTGAGAACCATTCTTTTTTATTATCCCAATATTTTACTCCATCTTTTGTGTAAGTATTTTCAATATCTAACAATATTGGTTTATAAGAAGTATTAGTTCTTGAATAAACTTCATCAAAATCTAATCCTAACTCTTTACATAATACTTCTCCATCTTGAAGAATAGTAAATTTATCTCCTTCTAAGTAAGGTGTAAAATAGCCTACTCTTTCTGCTTCCCAGTTTCCAATTCTAAAAGCTGCATCATCTGCATCTCTAAATTCTTGTCTACAGTCAGGATAAATCGCATGATCACCTGCGTGAATACCTAAAGCAATATCACAATTCTCTCCTGTACGATTTGCAACTGATAAAGCTACTGCTTGAGTAATAGAAGCAAATATTTTGTTTCTGTTAGGAACAACTGTTGCTTTCATATTATCTTCTGCGTAATGACCTTCAGGTACTTCTTCACCTCCTGTTACTAAAGCTGAATCTAGTAAATCAACTAATCCGTTTAATTGGATTTGACGGTACTTAACCATTCCAAAGTTTAGTTTTCCCTCTCCAAATCTTTTTTCATTAATATAATCTACTAATGATTGAGCTCTTTCTAGCTCTACTCTGTGTTTTTGACCATAGTTAAAACTTATGGCGGTGACAGATGAGTATTCTTTTAAACAACGTAACAATAAAGTACTACTATCCATACCACCTGAAAGTGATACTACAACATGTTTTTTAGACATAATTTATAATTTAATTTGTGCCAGGTATTTAAAACGTATAGGCAAACGTTATTATTTTTGTTCTCCTTCATATACCATATTTCCAAAGTAAAGATCAAGAAATTCTCTACGGTACATTAATATTTCACCTTTATAACGAGTATTCTCTACATGCCTTTTTTGTATAGTTTCTTTTAATTTTACAGCGGTTTCTGCTACTTCTTTTCCTAATTCAGGTCCAGCTGCTTTACCTAAATAATCATAAAGAGACATCATGTACGGTTTTTGTTCTTCCATAAAAATATTGATTTAAATTTATATTTAATATATGTAAAATATCCTGCTATTCCAAGCCCTAATGCAGAAATATTTAAAAGATGTGGATGATTTTCTCCACATACACCACAAAGATGATTTATAACTTCACTCATAACTATTAATTTTATATAATATAATAAAAAAGACTTGGAAAACCAAGTCTATTTCATTTCTTCTATTGCTTCTTGCAGTGCCTTCTTGACAGCTCCTGAAAATGCGGTTTTATTGAATGGTAAATTATCATCGTTTAAATCTAAAAATGTAGATTGAACTGTAACATTTGCTTCACCTTGACCCCAATATTCTTCTCCGTCAATTAATAATCTTAATTTGACAATTGTTATTTTTTTAGTTTTAGCCCACGGTCCTAATGAAGTACTATTTGTAGGGGCTTCAATTGACATTATTTCAACTTCAACTGGTGTCCCATCTTCACAAATATTTACTTTTTCAGATAACATCTCTTCAGTCATTTGTTTGATTCCAAATAACACTCTTTCTTTTTTCATTTCAGGTGCTTCAACCTGTGTAGATACTTTAGTCACTTTGTAGCACTTAGGTGCTGTATCTGCTGCTACTATAAATAATACTGCTAATAATAATAATAATTTTTTCATAATTAAAATGTTAATTTACCACCTGTTAGTATTTGATAATTTAAAAATTCTTTACCTGCTTCATATACTCCTGTAAAACTTACATTAAACTTAAATGTTTTTGTTATTTTTAAATCCCATGAATTAAATGGTACTACTATTATACCAGCATCCCACCATTTACCTTCATAAAATTGAGTGAATGGAGAATACACTCCTAATACAAGTATACTAGTACTAATTCTGTCATTCACTTTAAAACTACTATGTCCACCGGCTACAGCAGATAAGTTTAATAGAGATCTTTCTCCCATTTTACCTGCTGTAAAATTAATACCAAACATTCCTGTTAGTTTCTTATTTACTTTATATGATTCTAATACAGTAGTTGTACTAAAGAAGTTTTTATCAAAATCCATCATAAAGGATTGGGCACCTACAGTATTTAGTTTTTTAGATTTATTAACCCAAGACTTATAAAAAGTAACATTCAAATTATTAACTCCTGAGGTAAAGTTAAATAATACTCCTTTAATTCTAGTTCCTCTAGTATTAGCATGAGTTATACTTCCTACAAATCTAAAGTTTTGAGTTTGATCAGTGTTTGCAATAGCCACTATGTCTCCAGAAGCAATTAAACTTCCTACATTTTTAACGGTTGAATTAGATTTTTTACTTCCGCCTGATGTTCCTCCTGATGAATTTCCTCCGTCAGCTGATCCTCCGTCTACAGAGTTTGATAAAGAGTTAGCTAAGTTATTACTGCTACCACTTGCTCCTTCTACAGATGACTCAGACGTTGAACTTCCTGTTGAAGTTGGTTGATCTGGATTTGCAGTTTCTCCTCCTTGTTGAGGTGTTCCTGTTGAAGGTTGCGAAGATGTTCCTCCAGTAGTACTAGAAGGGGTTTGACTTGTTTGGCTTGAGTTACCTGTTGGGCTTGTTCCAGCAGTTCCTGTATTCGTTCCTGTAGATGTATTGTTATTTGATTTTTTGTCATCTTTTGAATTTTGATTAGTACTACCTCCTTCACTTTGTGAAGAGTTTGTTATACCTCCTGCTGTAGCTGTCATTGAACTCCCCATAGATCCTCCTATAGTTGCTATAGATTGAGCTACGTTTGTCACTGATATTACATTTGTAACAACAGTTAATGTGTTAGCGACTGTTACGTTAGTTATACTATTTACAATAGCAGTAGTTACAGATTGGCAAGGTGAGTTTGAATTTTGTTGAGATACTTGAGCTATCCAAGCATCGAAAACTCCTGAAGAAAAATCGTTGGATGTAAATATATTGTGGTTATCAAAGTAATTTACCACTACACCACCTCCAGCAGGTACGAATACGCTTTTGGATTGAAGTGTACAAGGATCTGTATAGGTATAGCTGTACTGGGCTAAAGCCTGTAGGGAAACAAATAATACAAATAAAGAAATCCATTTTTTCATTAGTTCGGAAATATCCCCTTTTTAATCATTTTACTTACTACTCTTGAAGAGGCAGTTTCTAATGACTTTTTGGTAGATACTCCGATTGTTGATTGATTAAATTTTATATCGTCGAGTCCATCTAATAAGCTTGCCTTCTTCACTGTAACTGCCTCACCGGATCCTGATCCTGTGATTATTTCACCGCTTTGTGCATCCACAAATCTTACTTGTAACCCTAATATTGTTTTTTGTTTTATTTCAGCTCCTGAAGTTGAAACTTCTTCATCTTCACCTATACTGAAATCATAAACTTCTATATAAACAAAATACTTTGCTAATATAACATTTCCTTTAACTTCTATTTTATTTTCTGATATACCCTTAGCTGAAGCTATATGTTGAGCAATCATTTTTTGTTTTATTTCTTCTTTGTCTTCTGTAAACTTAAATCTGTTTGTAGACTCTAAATACTCTAATACTATATTTGACACCCCTAAACCAACTCTTTTATCTTTTAGTTCAGGGTACATTTCGTACAACTCTTCGTTGATACCAATTTTAAGAATCTGAATAGGAATGATAACATCCCCAGTATAATCAGATACCACATCCAATGATTGTTTCTTTTCAAAATCTGCTTGATAAACTTCAGTTTTAACAGACCCTATTGTTTGAGCAGAGCCTATTATACTTGCTAATAGAAATAGTATGTAAAGTACTTTTCTTACCATTTTTCATTTATTAGTTTGCAAGTGGTCCTGTAATAGTTACAGGGTTAATTATTAAGGCAATTTGTGCTTCTAGATTTGCTTGTATAGAAGGTACATCTAATAGTACTTCTAACCAAGCTTCAACATCTGAAGCGGTTACTTCATCAAATGGCGTGAAGTCTTGGGGATTAGGTGCTCCTACTGCTGTTGCTCCATAAGTTTCAGCTGTTACTCCATTTTCATCTGTACCTCTGTATCTCCAGTGTACTGTTTGGATTACATCTTGCAATCCATCTAGGTTTATTGCTCTCTCTACTGCAGAGATAGTCCAATTGAATGTTATCATTTTTTTATTTTTTTTGTATTAACAAATCTTCTATGTATTTGTCTCTTTGTTCTTGTAAATATTCTATTCTATCTAATAAAATTGCTTTATCCTCTTTTGCTGTTTGCTGTATGTAAGCTTCTTTTTCTTCATACATTTTTTGCCAATAGGCTACTCTTTCTTCCATCATTACACCTTGATACCAAATAACTGCTACCATAAGGATTATAGTAAAAGACTGCTCTTTTAGTTTAGATAAGAACGTACCTGCAAACCCTTTTGCTTCTTCCATCTATTACCAAGATTCTTTTTGAGCTGGTTGTGCTGGTGCTGCTTGTTGAACTGGAGCTGCTTTTTCAATTACTCTTTCTTTAACAACAGTATGTGTACCTCCTGATTGTTTTTGTTGGTTGGTGTTATTGTTTTGTAAGTTAATTACAACAGGTGCTGCTGTTGGTGCAGGAGCTGCTTGTTCTGTTTTTACTTCTTCTTTATCTGTAGCTTCACCACCACCTAAGTGAGTTGTTAACCACACTCCTCCTGCTGTTACAACAGTTCCTAATGTTCCAATAATGGTTTTTTTCAATCCTGATAATCCACCTTCGTTGTTTGTTTCTTCTGACATAGCTTAATTTTTTATGATTTTAAATGTTTGGGTAAAATCCCTAGTTGTTATATTCAATAAATAGGTACCACTTAGATAAGATGTTAGATCTTCTTCTAATATATTTACTCCCTTTATGTATCTTTCTACTCTTCTTCTTAATTCAGAACCATTTATATTAAGTACTGTTATTTTATAATAATCACTTACAGGTAATATTAAATCTACGGTTACTAATCCGTCTGTTGGGTTTGGGTGTACAATCCCTTGTATTTTAGTTTCGTCCAGGGGAATACCGGTTTTGTTGTAGTTAATATACCCGTTTGTGTTAGTTACAGCTATATCCCATCCTAAAACATCTCCTGCTGTTTTTCTTCCAACTGTAATTGGAGTTGTAACCCAGTTTGGATCTATTACATTAAATTTTAATATAAATAGTTCAGTAGGTGTATTGACAGAATGCTGACCGTGTGATTTATCGTAACCACCCCATCTTACTTTTCCACTTCCTGTATCCATAACATATGTCAACCAAGTTTGTGTTTTTTCAGATAATACTATTTCTGAGAATTGTAAAATTGTTTGATCGTAGTTTAAAGCAAATTCTAAACTTCCTACTGTATTTCCATTGGTTTGAATTGTTACTGGTAGATCTATTGTATTAGAGGGAGTCACAGTAATCCCAGGCACTTGAAATTGTACCTGAGAATATAGTGAATTTATTGTTAATAGTGCTATGAATAAATAGCGTAACATCTTAGTTATGTCCTGTTCCGTTAGCGTCTCCTAATACAAGCAAGTAATAATTTGCTGCTGTTGTATTATTGATGTTAGTAGATAAGAATGTTGATACTCCTGGAATTGTTGCTGATTGATCTGTTGTAGCTGCTGCAATAGTGTTGTATTGAGCTTCTGTAAAGAATAAGATATCAGGGTTTCCTGGATAAGTTGTCAATCCTTGTGCTAATCTAGAGAATACTGTATATGAATCTGAGATTGTGATTCCGTTTGCTTGATTAGGGTTAGCAGTATAGAATTGAGTTCCAGTTGGTGTTTGTAATCCTGTAGCAATTTGAGCAATCATATCTGCATCTGCTGCTGCAATAGCACCTGGTGCTGTAATACCTGGAGCTACTTTTACTCTAATTTGCCAGTAGTTTTGATCTAAGTTAGTTGTAAATGCTGCTACTCCTGTTGCTAGAGTGTTAACAGTCATTACATCTGTCCAAGTTGTTCCGTTTGCAGATTTTTGTAAGATAACTGGAATACCTGTTGAAGGATTTGTTGGTGAGTTTAAGAATGTAGCTGCGTAGTTAAATACCGGTTCTGTAAATGCACCTCCGTAGTTTTGTAATCCTAATGTTGTATCAGTTCCATTTGCTATAGTACCATAAGCAGAAAAAGCTGTTGCTCCTGTAAATGCCATTGCTTGAACTGTACCGTTTGTGTAAGTAGCTTTAAATGGTAAAGATACATTAAACATTGAACCATTTGCAATGTTAAAGGTAGCATTAGTTCCTGTGTAAACCCAAGTAACTGTTATGTTACCTTCTGTAGCATTTACTTTTGAATTAAATACACTGTTTGTTTCAGTTCCTGTATAGGTTACTGTTGGAGCATCAAAAACTGTTTTGTCATACCAGAATCTAAATTGAACTGCTTTAATAGCTGTTGCGTTAAGATTACTGTAATAAATTGCAACTTGTGTGTTTGTTCCTGATGCTACAGGAGCTAAGTTGTAACTTGCGTCGAATACTAAGTATGGTTTAGTGTTATCTGGTGCAACTTGTTGTGCAAAGCCTGTGATTACTACTAGAAACATACTTAAAACTAATAAAATTTTTTTCATTTTTTTGTTTTTAAGTTAATTTGTTAATATAACCAAGGTGCTTAAGCACTTGTTCTTGAATAAATATTTGTTAATTAGTGTTCCCTAATCTTGTTACATAATAACTTGATGATCCTCCTGATGTAGGTGAATTTATTGTTACTGATTGCAATCCAGGATATGATATTTTTAAATTTGCTGTTGATAAATTAATAGTTGACCATTCTGTTGAATTGAAAATTCTACTAACAGGAGTAGGTGTAAAGGAAGAAAGTAGTCCTGATTTCCTAGCTAATATACTGTAGGTGTCTGAAACTGTAAATCTATTATCTCCGTTCACATCATATCTAAAATAATCAACAGATTTTATCGCGGTATTTCCTATAACAATAGAATTGGTTGAAGTTCCATCTAAAAGAACTGGTACTGTTGGAGTGGGAGGAGTAAATGTAATGTAAAATTCAACTCCAGTTCCTGAAGGTGTTAAGAATGAATATGCTCCTAATGCTGATGTAATAGAAGTAGCTTGTAATGTCCAAGCCGATGTTGTAGTTGTAGTTGTTCCAACTTCGTCTGTTTGTAGTGAGTATCCAGCCTGTGATGGTCTTTTCCAATATACAAGTAAACCGTCTCCACCTCCATACTCTTGCATTCTAGCTATAAAGGTATAAGCTGTACCTGCTGTTAAACTAACATTTCCGTAAACATATTGTCCTGTTCCTTTTCCTCCGTACCATTCAATTACATTTCCATATCCCATTAACCATAAATCTCCTCCATCATCTGATGTTAATCCAAATGAATAGGTTCCTGTTTCTTTGGGTGTGAATACAAATGTAACTTCTGTTGAGTAGTAGTCTCCACCATTTGGTACTGATGCTCCTCCTGCTGTTAAAGTACTAGCTGCGTTAAAGTTTAGTGAATATGCTGCTGATACTGTACCTGTCCACCATAATACCGTATTTGAATAAGCTGTATTGAATAATTTATCCATTTCAACTCTAGTCATTGGGTATTGAGCGTACTGGTTTGTACTTCCGTTACTAGCATGAGTCTTAAATGTCTTTACAGTAGTGTTTGAATTTGCAGTTGTAGTAGTTGTTCTCTTATATAAATAAACTGGTATACCTGATATTCCGGTATTATTTGATCCGTAAATATTTCCAGAATAAGTAAATGTTTGTCCGTAGGAAGACAAAATACCCCCTATGATTAATAGAGGGTATATAATTTGTTTTATATATTTTAAAATTATACCCATATGGGTATAAATATTATTTATTTTTTTCCTTTTAGTTTTTTCAATTGCCAAGGAGTGTAAATTACTTCAAATGTTACTGTATCAAAATATCCTGATTTTTGATATTCATACCCGAATATTTTTAATATAGGGTTAATTATTTGGATTAACTTATATTTTAACATTTTGGCAAAATCCTTTAAATAATTTAACATTATGTTTAATGTCTTCTAATTTATCTTCTAAATTAGTTTCCATAAACTCTTCAATTTTATTTGATGGTTTTTCTAATAAACCAGTTTCAGTATATCTAATACCTAAAGCCCCACAAATAATTGGATTTGAAGTATCAACTGAGTTTACTAAATCCGGTAAAGCATCTCTATAAAATGTAAATTCTTGAGGTGTTGAAGCTCCCAGTAAGTGGATATAGTGATGACTTTTAATAATGTTTTGTGTTATTAAATATTGGATTAATAATACTCTTCCAACTGATTGATTAGCTAATGCGTTTTCAGATCCACCTAATTCTTGATATACAATAGAGGAATGGTTAAATGCAAAGTGAGTATAACCTAAATCTATACATTGTTGATACAATAAATGTATATCACTTACGGTTTTTCCTTGCAATACTACCATTAATTTAGTACGCATCGGCATCTTGTATTGAATCCAATGTTTAGCGTTTTTAGCTGTAGAAATTGAATCATTCCATTCATCAGGAACAACAAAAATATCTGGTTGTATTAATTCAATTTTTTCAAGTAAATCTTGAGGAGTATGTTTTACTCCTTCAAATAAACCATTATCCATAATAATGAATCTATCTCTTTCTCTTGAATCTAGAAAGTATTGTCTATAATCAGGATGTTTGTCTATTAAATGGGGTAAACAATAATCATAGTCGTTCCAATCTAAACTATGTTCCATTAAGGTTAATGGCAATTCATGTGAAATTTTCATAACTTTATATTTTAATTTTAATAATTAAATGTAATAAGGCTCCCTATAGGAGCCAAACTTATTTTGCAAAATATAATGCTGTTGTTAAGCTTACAAAAGAAAGTACTTTATACCAGAATGTTTTATTTCTTTGACCTTTGAGTTCTTTCTTTAGGTCATCAGTCATTCCTTTATACTCTCCAATCTGAACATCTTTCTGACCAATAATGTATTGGTTGTTCTTATCTTTATCATTTAAGAGTTTAATGATAGTATCTTTTTGTACTTCTCTTTCTTCTAGTTTTGTAACTTTTAGTTGAGTAAGTTTTAATTCCTCTTTACATCCGTCGTAACGAATTAAATCTTTTGCTGCTAATCTTACTACCTTAGTTGGTAGAGTTATTTTGGTTGTATCTGTTTGTGAAAAAGAATTCAAGCTCAGCATTAGAAAACTTATCAACAGTATTAATTTTTTCATCTGTTTGTTTTTTTACAATTGTTATGGTATTATCTATATGGTGTATTTCTTTTGTGATAGAAACTACATTTTCTTTTACTGAATCGATTTTAGTATCGATTTGTTTATTGATTACTTGTGCTGAATCAATTTTAGTTTGGACTGAATCTATTCTAGCTTCGTATCCTTTAACATCTGTTCTAATACTGTTTGTAGTAAATATATTATAACCTATTAATACAATTACTATAACTAATAAAATGTTTTGTTTATTTTGTAACATCTCTATCTCCTTTATGTTTATCTAACTTATCCAATATCTGAGTAAGTAATTCGTTTTTTACAACACCTACCATTGAGGCATTTTTTAAAATAGAAATTAACTGGAACACTAGGAATGGAGCCATAATAGTCTCGCTTAACCAACCTGTTCCAGTAAATCCTTTTTCTATTGTTAATATAGCTGAAAGCATTACTATCCAAAATATAAAAGTTTTTAGAACGCTTAATGCTTTATAAGTTCTGAATCCTTCTCTTTTAACTCCAGCCCATACACCAAAGAATCCATCAGCAAATATTACAAATGCTACTGAAAGGTATTGTTCGATGTTATCTGCTGTTAGATTCATAAAGTATGAACCTATAAATGCGCAT